GCAAGTCTCGAAATCTTATCAGAACACCCTAGCTCCTGAACTCTTCATCTACAACAATGCTCGCATTCCTCACAAAAGCACTCTCGTCTACGCGCGACCTCTTCTCTGAATTCTATCGCACTCGAAATTTCGAATGGATAAAATACAATACCCCTGGTCTCGATCCCGAAACGATCTTCTCTGCTTTGCAATCATCCGATCATCATCGCGAATATAACAAGCTGTCCCAGCCCATCCGCCACAAAGTCAACAACCATGACTTAACGCAATACATAACTGGTCTCATGCAAGCCAACGCAAAACGCAACCGCCCGTTCCAATTCTACGCTCCGTTTCTCTCTGACAAACCCGTCCCCGAAAACAGAATCCCCGCCGAAAACATCGAACTCGTCAACGCCTATTACCACCCTGGCAATGTTATCCTTCCCAATCCTGATACCTCCCGTCCTCTCGACCCCGACAACGAAGAAGACGCTGCTGAATCCTACCTCCCCGGTGACGTTGATTTTGGTCCTCCTATCGATCAAGCCCTACTCGCCCTGATTTATCAGTCCTTCCCTACGTACCTCCCCTACATCACAGCTTACTGCCGTCCTGCTGGTACTACTGACGCAACATTCCGTGACTTCAACAAGCCACAAAAACCGTCTGACCCCGTCTCTCCCGAACGACTCGCTCGCATCATGCCCCTAATCGATCACTTCATGCAAATCAAACCGTACCAACCACTCCACTTCGTTGATACTGCTTATTGTAAACTCCCTCTCGTTACAGGTACTGGCTACCACAATCGCCGATCCTACGTCCGCCGAGCCTATGCACATTTCCAACATCCCGAACTCTATGCCCTCAAACCATCCTCAAAAGGCTATTTCTTTAACGCAACGAAAACTGAGAACCGTCTATTTATTCACAGAATAAAAGAAACTGGCTATCCCACGACATCACGTCCAGGTGACCCATCTTTCGAATCTGACATCGCTGACTTTTTTAAGTCATTCCCAACTCTCCTTTTCACTCGAAACCACATTTCGAAACGCGACGGTACTCTCAAAGTCCGCCCCGTCTATTGTGTCGACGAACTCTTCCTTGACATGGAACTCATGATTACCTTCCCTGCAACTGTCCAAGCACGCAAGCCCTCTTGCTGCATTATGTACGGCCTTGAAACCATCCGCGGTTCCAACGTCTACCTCGACCGTATCGCACAAATGTTTAAATCCTTCGCTACCATTGACTGGTCTGGATACGATCAACACCTTCCCTGGGTTATCGTCTACATCTTTTTCATGCATTACCTTCCATCTCTGATCATCATCTCACATGGTTACGCATCTACTTCCGAATATCCATCAACTCCTATGAGCCCTGAGACTATGTTTCACAAAATGTTTAACACTCTCACATTCCTTATGAACTTCTACTTCAATATGGTCTTCCTCTCTGCCGATGGCTTCGCTTACCGCCGACTCTTCGCTGGTGTCCCCTCCGGTCTATTTCTGACCCAATTCCTCGACTCCTTCGGAAACTTATTCTTAATCCTTGACGGATTAATCGAATTTGGCTGCTCTGACGAAGAAATCAAAGCCCTCCTCCTTTTCATCATGGGCGATGATAATTCTATATTCACTCTCTGGTCCCTCGTCCGCCTCGACGCTTTCATCACTTTCCTTGAACGCCACGCTCTTAAGCGCTG